AAAATAAGTGTGGTGTTTTTGACACAGTTATGTTAATGTGCACGCTATATTTCAACCCTGAAAAAAGCGAGATATGATACAAGCACTGAGAAAAGCTTTCAAATTAGACACGCCGATAAAAGCACCCGCTGAAACTGAGAAGGCGTGGTCTAACTATTCATTTTTTGCTAACAATACAAACTTCGAGCAGTACAACCCCGATCAGTTAGTAGCTAGAAAGGGAGCAGAGGTTTACTCCAAGATGCTAGACGACTCACAAGTAAAGAGCGCGTTTCAGCTAGTCCTAGACATAGTAGTCAGCAGGGAATTCAGATTTATTCCAGCCGACGACTCACCAGTTCAAGAAGAAATAATTGAATTCTATAATTACAACCTAGAGAAATTTCTTAAAGGAACTTTCCTACAGGCAATGCGCGGCATACTCATGGCCAAGGCATATGGGTATTCTGTCACAGAAAAGATCTATGAAGCGACCACCATCAACGGAAAGCCCGTATGGATGGTTAGAGCGCTTAAACTCAGGGCATGGGATAGTTTTACGTTTGAACATGACGTATTCGGCAACCTGAAAACCCTGGTGCAGTGGCAGAATGGGGTCAAAAAGAAGCTAGATCCTAGTAAATTTATTGTGTTCGTTGCAAATGCTGAGCTAGACCCTATATGGGGAAGGTCCGATTTTAAAGCAGCCTACAGACCTTACTGGGAAAAGCAGATCGGCCTAAATTTCTGGAACATATATCTTGAAAGGCTAGCTGGTGGATTCATGGTTGCTAAACCTACCACAGAAGGGCGTGCGCTGAGTGCTAAGGAGAAAGTAGACTTTGAGAATACCCTTCGAAACGTAACAAAACAGACAGCAATGCGGCTACCATTCGGATGGGACCTAGAAGTCACTCACGGACAGAACACAGACGCATTTGAAAAATTCTCAATTCACAAGGACAAACAGATAGCTAAGGCGCTGCTAGTCCCCAACCTATTAGGATTCTCTGAGACAGGGCAAACCGGGAGCTTTGCGCAATCCAAAACACAGTTAGAAATGTTTCTGAACATCATCAATTTTGATGGTGACTTGCTAGCAGACACTTTAAACGAGTGCTTATTTAAAGAGCTGGCGGTATGGAACTTCGGAGTTGAAGACCACCCACGAATGAAATTTGAGAAGTTCACTACAGAACAGAAATCAGCGATTGCTGAGGCCTGGTCAGACGCGGTCCAGAAGGGAACAGTAGTCAACACTTTTCAGGATGAGCAGAGAACTAGGAGCCTGTTAACGTATGATGAGAGGGAACAGTCAGAGGAAGCTGAGCAAACTACTAATAACTCAATAAAAAAGAGTTTCGCGGACGCTTCCTCTGTACCTATGCGTGTTCCCATCAAGCGAATCAATGACTTGATGGATGATGACGAGGAACAGTTTATAAGTGACCTGAGCAAACATACAGACAGATACTTTAGTTTTATCAGAAGCACAGTTGAAGAGATTGTGAGCAACACACGCAAAAAAGGGCTTGAAACGGCTGAGGAATCCGAACTGGATAAGTTGAATAGAGCAATACCAAAAAGGACACAAGACGCAATGGTCAGAGATATAAAGGCCAATTTGCGTAACATTTACAACGATTCGAGGGACGTTGCAGAGGACGAATTAAAAGTAAGCCTCGAAGGTGCGCCCGCTGACATAAAGAAGGGCATCCGGTTGACCAATAAACGGGCTATCATTGGCGACTGGTCAGTTGCAGACTTTGTAGAAGGTCTAAGGCCTACAGATTTACCACTGGCGACTATACAGGCAGGATTCACCATATCTGGCAATATATCTGATACCATGATTGAAAAGGCCCGTAGAATAATCATGAGCGGCATATCAAACGACTGGAGTCAGACCAAAATTATTGATGAGCTTAGACTAGTGCTCCCAGACCTAATAGGCAAGATAACAATTGATCCTGAGACGGGTCAAGTGGGCGTAGACGATAAGACAGAGCGCAGACGGATTGAGACAATTGTCAGGACGAACATGATCGACTTTTGGAATCAAGCAGCGCTGGCAACCTACACAAATCCTAATTTACAGGGCTGGGTAAAAGGGCTGGAGTACAATGCAATCCTAGACAGTCGAACAACACCATTTTGTAGGAAGTATGACGGGTTTAAGGCGTCGATTAAGAGTCCGGTATGGTCTGACATACGGCCGCCCAACCATTTCAACTGTAGGTCCATATTGACACCCGCAACGCTAGATGATGCTTTTACAGCAAACAAAAAACTAAAGAGAGAAGCTGACCCAGACAGCCCAGGCAAACAAAGACTGGTTCAACCGTCTGCTGGCTTCGGAACAGTGGACGCTAAGAAGGAAAAAACACTAGGTAGAGGTCTATAAATGGCGCATGTTTTTAAAGATGATAAGGGGGTCTCGTTCAGCTATCACGGAATTCCCATAGCCAAGGGCGAGGTTAACTCGTACACTATGGAACACAAATTTGGTAACAACGAGGCTGTGGGAGCAACAGAGGTCACACTCTGGACAGGGACAAGCAGCCTGTACACCTACCCTGGTTCTTGTATGCCCATGAAAGTAACTAGCACATTAAGCGCAGACGGCGCTGGCAACACAGGGGCTAACGTGGTAACGGTTGCTGGGCTGGACGAGAACTATAACTTACAACAAGAAACTGTAGTCCTCAGCGGTCAGAACCCAATAACAACTGTAAATTGTTATTGCAGGATATTCAGGGCGCAAGTAAACAGCGCAGGGACAGGCGAATCAAACGCAGGCGAAATCTGGGTGGGAGGTGGAACAGTTACAGCGGGTGTTCCAGCTGATAAGTTTGGGCATATTGCAGTAGGTCAAAATCAAAGTTTAATGGCGCTGTGGACAGTACCAGAAAGCCACAGCGCGTATTTGCTGAGCCTGAGCGCTTCCAGCAGCAAGAACAAGGGAGTAAATTACAAGTTATTCGCTAGGCCCTTTGGTGAAGTGTTCCAGGTGAAGTTACACCAGCACCTTTTTCAAGAGACATCGGATATACATTTTCCAGTTCCTAGGAAATTTGCAGCTAAAACAGACCTGGAAATAAGAGCAGTTTCAGATGGAATCAATACTGAGGTTTCGGCTGAAATGGATATAGTAGTAATAGCGGAGTAGACTATGGGCGAACTAAAATCAGTTGAAATATTCAGTGTAGGCACGTGGAACGGGTTCAAGTTTGTGGAGTCGGACATATCCGACATTGCAAAAAACAGCAACGAATTGCAAGGGACCAAGGAGCACCAGCCGCCAGTAAAGCTGGGTCACAGTGTAAAGCAGGTTCTTGACCAGTCGGACGGTCAACCGTCATTAGGCTGGCTGCATAATTTCAAGGTGTCAGGATCGAAGCTACTTGCAGACATTCAGCAAGTCCCGGACATTCTACTGAAGGCCATAAATACAGGACTCTATAAGAAAGTATCTGTTGAACTGGATTTTATAAAACGTTTTGGCTGGCATGTAACAGGGCTGGCGGTGCTTGGAGCAGATGTCCCAGCAGTTAAAAACCTGTCAGACTTAGACAAGTTCTTTTCAGATAAGAAAAGTTTTGGCAGTTTTGGAGAGCTGGTGGACTACGTAAAGAGTAACAATTTAACTTTCGACAATCGGTTGTCCTTTTCGGAACCGATTATATTAAATACTCCAAAGGAGAAAAAAATGGAAGAAGCACAGTTAAGAGCGCAAATTGAAGAGGAAATGAGAAAAGAATTTAAGGAAAAGCAGCTAGGGGAGGACAAGAAATACGCAGTCTTGCAGGCTAAGATAATCGAAAACGAGGCTAAGCTGGAGGAAGCTGCAATAAAAGAAAGGGAGCTGTTATTCTCTGATAGTTTAAAGAGTGCATTGGCACCATTCGAGGCGCAATCAAAGGAAGGGAAGTTGCAACCTGCACTATTTGAGGAAATCAAAAAAGAGATGGAGGCGCAAAAAAGCACTTTCTCGGGCGCGTTTACATTCAGCCTAGCGCTGGCTGATAAGATAGCCAAGGGCGCACAACTTAACCAGGGCGAGTTCTCAGAGAACCAGGAGAATGATGAAAAGCGCGTGGATGAAATTATATCAGATAAAGTCCATGAGCTGATGGTAAAGACTGGAAAGTCCTACTCTGACTCTGTTGAGTCTGTGTTTATGATGAACCCAGAGCTGGAGAAACAATACGCAACTTTTGCACAGGAGATTTCAGATAAGGGGAGAGTATGAGCATCCAAAATGTAAAAGATATGTGGACAGTACAGGCAGCCGAGGCGCTAGACGACTTAGCAGCTGGAACAGGGCATATTTATAAGGCAGTTGCAGCAGATGACAGGAAGATAGCTAACAACGGCAAAGAGGCTATTGGAGTAATTCAGCAGGCCCAGGTGTCAGGAAACAACGTAGCACTAGGGGTTTCGGGAATTCAGAAATTTACAGCGGGTGGCGCAATTGGTGCGGGTGTCCGTATGACAGTATCAACAAGTGGGTATTTTGTAGCAGTTGATTCAGGTCTGCATGCAGTCGGTAGGAACTTGACAGCAGCCGTAGCATCTGGAGCAGTTGGCTATGGGATATTCGATTTTTCTAATCCACACTACATAGTTAGTTGTGCAGATTTACCTTAAGAGGCGCTTATGGCAGTATCAAACAAGCATTTCAGTTGGAATTTAAAAGCCACTGAGGACCTTAACGACTTAACAGCCGGGACAGGCGAGATTTACAAAGCGGTGGATAACACTGGAAAAGTTACAGCTACAGCAACAAGCGCTGTAGGGATAGTATTTCAAGGCGCGAATAACGGCGGCCACGTGTCGCTTCTGACGCAGGGAATCGGTAAGTACACAGCTGGCGGTGGAACTATAGCAGCCAAGGCGCTGTTGACGGTTAATACGTCCGGTTATTTAACCACAGCAGGATCAGGTGACAACGTGATCGGTACAAACCTTGAAACGTCTGTTGCATCTGGTGCGGTTGGCGTAGGTATATTTGATTTTTCTGTACCCGTTGCGCTGGATACTTCAAGCGCTTTTAACGCTACGTATCATTTTTTCGAATCGACCACTACTACAGATTTATCCAGTGGTCAGGTTGGTAAGTGCATAGACAGTGACGCGGGAGACATTGCGCTGACAGCTAACGCAGCCGACGGTGTAATAGTAACAGGCGCAGCGTCAGGGACAGCAGCCCTAGTCGTAGGTGTAGGACTTGCAACAGTAGCAGCTGGAGCAGACGCAGTTGTAACAAAGCAGCGCTCTATCACGATTGACACATCCGGCTATCTGGTTGATGCAAACTCTGGTGACATGATTTTAGGACGAGCTATCACAGCAATTGACTCACTTTCCACGGCGGTAGGGCAAATTAATTTTGCAACACCTCACTACGCTACTAGTTGTTTAGACGTACAATATTAATCAGGAGATAATGATGGCATATTTACAAGGTAATAACATTCATGTTGACAAGCATTTAACACAGATTGCTATCAACTTTAGGCCACAGGGCTTTTTTGCTGATGACATTTTCCCTAAAGTGAGTGTTAACAAGCAAACGGACATGATCAAAACGTACAACCAGGCTGATTTATGGCGCATTGATAACACTCTGCGCTCACCTGGAGCAGAAGCGAATCGAACATCTTTTCAGGTGTCTAGTGACAGCTACAACGCCAAGAATTATGCTTTGCGCCATGACTTCACAGTCGAGGACAGAGCAAACGCTGACCCAGCCTTTACCAGGGACATGGAGCAGGGAGCAGTTGAATTCTTGATGGATAAGCTAGCACTGGACTGGAACAGGCGAGTTGCTCTCCAGGTTACGTCTACTTCAAATGTGGGAACATCGGCAAACGTTGGATCAGCGTGGACTGATAACGCTAACTCTGACCCATACAATGACATTTTAACTATCATAGACCAGATAGAAGATGGAACTGGCTACCGACCAAACGCAGCCGCGTTTGGTGGAAACGCTTGGAGAGAGTTTCGACGTAACAACACAGTTATCAACAAGGTGTTTGGGACTGCCATTGCTGGCGGTAACGTTAACGCCAGTGTGGAGCAGGCTAAGAGCCTACTTGAACTGGACAAGGTCGTCATTGCAAGGGCGTACTATAACACAGCTGAGGAAGGGATTGCACAGTCATTGAGTCGGATATTTGAAGACCGCGTGCTTGTGTATTTCACACCTGAGCGACCTAGCAAGGACAAACCATCATTTGGTTACTCCTTCAGGTGGACTGCTAATGGTATTGCTAATATGGGAGTTGAGAGAATCCCATTTAACCGCAACACTAAAACAGACGCGGTTGAAATCGGTTACTATCAGGATGAAAAGATAACGGGGTCAGCCTTTGGTGGCCTGGTTATGCATACTAGTTGTTCTCAGTAAATCGCAGTCTAAAAAGCTGCGACTCTTAGCGGGCTAAGTTTTGGCCTTCTTTAAGCCCGCTATACCATAACTAATAGAGGTACTATGGCACTAAGTCCCATTGAAAAGGGCGTTATAAACGTTACTACAAAGAAGGATGTTCGAAAGGAAGTATTAAAGGAAGTGGGTAAGTTGCTGGACACCAGCAAAAGAGACCTTCAAGAGATGTGCGAGGCTAAGGGCATGACGTACAGAATGTCTAGCGCAAACACGATACTAATTAAAATGCTTCTAGGACTATGATTAGAATATATACAAACTACGTGCCGACTCTGTGGGAACCAGAGGACTTGTTTTCAGGTCTAGGCGGTTCAGAAGAGGCGGTTATATTGTTAGCTAGTGAGCTGGCGAAGTATAACGACGTGGTGGTTTACCATCCGTCCAGAAATGGAGGGGTAAAAGAGTTTTTTGGCGTGACGTATGCTCCTAGAAGTGAGTTTGTTTGTTCTACAGAGGACACACTAATCACGTTTAAGGACCACACGCCACACGCGAAACATAAATGCAAGGTCAATATACATTGGTCGTGCGAAGTGGAGAGACCGTGGGACACAGATACTATAGACTGGTTTGTCAATGTTAGCCCGTACCATTCGAGCCGCAATATCTGGGTTGATGGTAATAAAGAGGTTACTATTCCCTTTGGTATTGACATGGGGAGCCTTGGAGCTTCTCGAACGACTAGAAAAGAGGAAACGGCGCTTTATGCTTCGTCACCTGATAGAGGACTTATCTTTCTACTGAACGACTGGAAAAAGCTTAGGATCATGCATCCAGGTCTCAGATTAAAGATAGCGTATGGATTCGAGACGTTTGACGCAATCAGCAAGGGCAACGCAAATGCTGAGGGCTACAAGCAAGGCCTTCTGGAGTTGATGAAACAGGACGGTATAGAGTATCTAGGACACCAGGATAAAGGACAGATTGAGCGGCTTTACTGGGAGTCAGAATATTGGGCGCTTCCACTGGACAACCCAGACAGCGAGCTGTTTTGTTTAAATGCTGTAAAGGCTCAGTATTGCGGGGCTAAACCAGTTGTGAACAAAATAGGAGCACTCAGAAACACTGTTGGCGCTCACATATCATACCTAGATTTTTTAGGTGGAAGCACAGAATTAAAAGGTGATGGTCCTCAAATACCAGCTACTAGCTGGAAGGACGTCGCTATACAATGGAAAGCAATCTTATAAGAAGGCCAAAACATGAGATTTACACTATATGTCAATGGAATGCCGTTTGATGGGGATACGATAAAAACAAAGAGCCTTGGTGGTTCAGAGAGTGCGGGGTATTACTTAGCCAAGGAACTGGCTAAGGACCACAATGTCACTGTATTTTCTAACACCGATAAGCCTGGGCGCTTCGACGGTGTGACTTATTTTCCTATCGGACAGAGCACCAAGAAAAATCCATTTGGGGAAGGCTTCGAGCAGTATTCGGACATTGTACAGACAGACGTATTGATAGGGCAACGAGTCCCAGCGATGTTTAGCAAAGTGTACGAAAGCAAGATGAATTTCTGGTGGTCTCATGACTTAGCACTTAAACGGTTTCAAGGTCAGTTCAACGCGCAGTTATGGAATGTTAACAGGTTTTTATCTGTGTCAGAGTTCCATAGCAAGCAGATTGCAGAGACCTATGGAGTTAAAGAGGATTTTTTGTCTGTCCTACCCAATGGAGTGGACCACAGTCTGTACACAGGACGGAAAGACCCAGATAAAAAACTACTTAGCAAAACGCTGCTATTCAGTTCCAGGCCTGAGCGAGGGCTATTAGAACTTGTTCAAGAGAACGGAGTTATGGAGCAGCTACAGCGCGCTGATCCTGAGATCAGGTTGATTGTCTGTTGCTATGATAACACTCAGAAAGGAATGGAGCAGCTGTATAACTACTGTTTTCAACGCTGCAAGGAGCTACCAAACGTTGAGTTTTATGGAGCAAAGACTAAACAAGAGCTGGCAGTCATAGAACAAAATGCGTGGTTGCAAGTTTACCCGACACAGTTTGAAGAAACAAGCTGTATAACAGCCATGAACACACAAGCGGCTGGAACACCTTTTGTTGCTGGCAAGTATGGCGCACTCCCAGAGACTTTAAACGGTGGTGGTGTATACTGGGTTGATAAGTTCGATCCATCCGCGTTTGCTGAGACCATTTACAACGCGTCTAAGAACCCTATTGAGTGGCGAACAAAGCATAGCCAAGCACTGTCAAAAGGTCAGGATTATGGATGGGATAAAAGCGCAGAGATAGTTGTTGACCTGGCTGAAAAAGAATTTAAAAAGGCAACTAGCGACAAACACAGAGTATTAAAGCATTTAGTCCACTATTCAGACATCACAGCAGCCAAGATACACGCAGAGCGCACTGGCATAGACTCACCAGAGCTAGCAAAATATGACAAGCTGTTTAACAGTTACCAGAGCTATTACGAACAAGCTGCGCTTAATTTAGTGGACAGAGTCAAGAAGATTTCCCTGGGAAACTGGGACTTCATGGAGAACGATGCGCGAATCAAACCAATGTCACACGCTATCAAGCTGGCAAAGGAAGGTGCGAAGGTGCTGGACTACGGCTGTTGGTTAGGTCAACAGACCAGCTACTACGCTAAGTGTGCGCCCACTAAGGACTTCATAGGCGTGGATATTGTTAAGAATAACGTGGAAGAGGCGCAAAAGTTTGTCGATCAAGAAGGGATCAAGAATGTCAAATATGTTCAGGCCAAGGAACCGGAAGAATTGCACTTACTAGGGTTCAAATATGACCTTATAATACTCGGCGAAGTGTTAGAACATATAATTGACCCCGTTGATTTCCTGAAGCAAATTGAGGGCCTATGCAACGAAGGGGCACGCATTGTGCTGTCAGTTCCAACTGGCATATCAGACGACTACATAGGGCACAAGCAGTTCAACGAGCTACCTCAGCACATACACAGATTTGAAGTAGCTGATTTAATGGAAATGATAGGCCGCAAGAAGCAATTTAATATCGACGTTATGAGCTACGGTAGAACAGATTCAAACGAACTACGCGCGTCCACTGTTATCACCTGGCTATACGACAAGGATAACCTGGAAGTAAACCCAATAGATTATGATAGAAAGCTTAGTCAGCAGTGTCCGAGGGAGACTTTAACAGCGTGTATTATTACCAAGCCTGACGGAGACACGCTGGCTAAGACCTTAAAAACAATCCAGCCCATCACTGATCAATACGTCATCGGAATTGATGGTGAAGAAAACGAGGGTCGAGCTTGGCAGATAGCTAGGGAGTATGGAGCGGAGGTGTTCAAGATTGAAAGCCCTCTTAAATCAGGTTTCGACGTTGCCAGAAACACAACCATCCAAAGAGCAACTTGTGACTGGATAATGTGGATTGACGACGATGAACAGCTGGAGTGGCCGGACAGGTTCTCCAAGTACCTGAAACAAAATCAATATGACAGTTATGCAATCCACCAGCACCATTTTAGCGCGGAACCAGCTGGTATAATTAAGTCAGACTGGCCTTGCAGAGTGTTCAGAAATCATATAGGGGCTAAATTCTTTGGAGTTGTGCACGAGCACCCAGAGCTGGAATTGAACAAGGGCTGTGGACACACTTTCCTCACAGCAGCAAACGAAGTCGCTATTATGCACAATGGCTATGACACCGAAGACGTGAGACGCAAGCGCTTTGCTAGGAACTGGGACTTAATGATCAGAGACCGAGAGAAGTACCCAACCAGAGAGCTAGCTAAATTCCTGTGGATCAGAGACCTTGTGCACATGAACCGTTTCGAGCTAGAGCAGAATGGCAGCAAGATCACTGAAGAGATGAAAGTCAGGGCTAAGGAAGCGGTTGATATGTGGCGTGAACTGGTCAAGCAAAAGAAATACAGATTGCTCAGGGACAGCATAGAGTATTATTCGGAGGCTGTTAGCCTACTAACAGGTGGAGGCGGCATGGCGTTTGAAACGGGTTGTAGGGCGAACATTTTCGGCATGGGCGACAAGATAAATGGATCAGCTATGCCCACTATTAGAGCCAAGTTCCTGGACGTTGAAGATGTTAAGTCCTTTTCAGCTGCAATTTTAGAGGAAAAACTAAACCCATTAATTGGTCAAAGGTATTTGTAATGGCAGTTTCACCATACGCGACTTACGCAGAATTTACGCAGGTTTACTCCATTCGTGGCGTAAGCGAGTCAGAAATCTCTAATTACTGGTTACAGCATGGGACACTTAGAGTTAATGAGGCTCTTGGCGGTTACTTTACTCTGCCTTTTTCTACTAACAATGAAACCGCCAAGGATCTGAGCATCCACTATGGGTACCTTGGCATACTGTCCAGGCAGAGGTCGGGGACGGTTGACGAGTTAAAGATAAAACAAGAGATAATTGACCGGGTAACGGACATTACTTGCGGAAATGTGCCTATGATATTAACAAATGGGACAGGCCTTTCAACAGAGGGCGCTGCAAGGTTCGACGCGTGGAGCACAACTCAGGACTTTACAAACACATTTAACATGCTTCCTTCGGATGAGCAGCGGGTGGACCCTGATCTAATAGACGAGACCAGGCAAGACGTATGGCCATAAAGCACAAGTATAGGGTTCAGGGGCGCGTAAATGGCTAACCAGGTTAAGGTAAAATTAACAGGCGCAAAACGCACACAGCGCAGAATGACCAAGGTCGCTAGAAAGTTCAAGGATTTCGAGTCGGCTAACTTGGCGGCGGCTATCGCTCTTAGAAGGTGGATAGATTTAAATTTCAAGGCAGAGGGTGCAAGGCACGAAAATAGTTTTGGTCCCTGGAAACCGTTGCACCCAGTTACGATAGAAAAGCGCAGGCAGGGCAAGGGGTCAGGTACAGCTAAAATCTTGCAGGACACGGGCGCTTTACGTAGCCGCTGGGAAGTCAGGGCAAACAGAAGCTTCGGAGAAGTAGAGAGCAGGCAGGACTACTCCAGGATTCATGAGAATGGTGGAATAGCTATGATAGACGGTAGGACAGTCAAAGTTCCACGCCGTAAGATACTCCCAGGAGTGGGTCAAACCAAGAAAATAGCCCTGAAGGCGTACCAGGGGTTTGTCGATAAAGTAGTCGTAAAAGGTTTAAAATGATTTGGCAAAACAGCGTCACAAGCTTTATATACACACTGCTGAGCAGTGACTCAATCCTAGTTAACAGCAGCATAACTGTAGAGTTGAACGAGCAGTTTAACAGGGACATCAACAAAACGCCCTGGGTGGGTGTGTATGGCGGTGAAATAGCAGTGTTGCCGCACAGGGCGCAGATTACACAGCCCTGGATTATCACTTTTGAAATACCCATTTATGTTCAGGGTGCGTCGTTCGATAACGGACAGGAGGCGGCTGACATACTAGACAGGACATTGACTCCAGTGCTGACAGCTATCAACAGCAACCGGGCGCTAGGATCAACAGTAGATTTAATACGAGAATGGGAAATAACGCCCTTTGATAGGGACATTGACGACAACAACTATTTTTACACAGACGAATTGTTATTGAGGGCGGAGGTTAGAGGGTAATGGACATTGCAACAACTATTTCTATAGCGGGCCTTGTGGCTGGAATGCTTAGCCCTGCGGTTGGGTTTATTATAAAAATGATGATACGATTAAATTCAAAGCAATCTGAAATGATTGCTAAACTCGACTCGACACAAGCGCTATGTGCTAAACTTGAGAGTAAGCATGACGATCTTGACGCAGAGGTCAGGCACATACAGCAGAATTGTGTTGGTCATCAACTGAGGGTATGATGGAACTACCGGGAGCAATGTTCATAGCGCTGATGGTCATAGGAGCGCTTGTAATGTGTATAATCTGCTTGTGGTCTATGGCTGAGCACCAGAGCGAAATAATCGACAAGGGGAAAGCGAATGGAATTTATTATAAATTTGATACCTACAGACATTTTGACTAATGGAATCGGGTTCATAGTGGGGCTAGCTCTACAGCGTTTTGCTCCCGCGTCAATCCCTTGGCTAGGCAGGCACAGGAAGACCATAAAAAGCATTGTGGACGCCATTCACAGATCGTCTGCCAGTGATATAGAAGTAATGCAGCAAGTAACGGATAAACCAACTGAAAAAATAATGTTAAAAGAATTCGGGGTATTATGAAATTAACAAACTGTGTGTGGGTCGGCCCAGAGGGGTACAACTCAAAATTAGGAGTAGTAGTTAAGGCTGGTCAGAGTTTAAGCTTGATAGAGGCCACAGCGGAACATTTTCTGAAGTCTGGTCTGGTTAAGATCAAGGGCACCAAGCAACCAAAAATAAAGGAGTAAATCATGGCAGGATATGGAATGCAAGGGCACGTTATGTTAAACTTGCAAAATAGCTACAACACAGCGCAGGTAACAAGCTTACAGTCTATCCCTATTTTAGATGAAAGCATCGTTGAAACTATCGAATGGATTGATGAACAAAATATGTACGCGCGTTTTGCAGCTGGGCAAGCATTCGAGGGCAAACACCTGATAAGGGGAACCATAAACGCAGAGGCTAGCCCGCAGGCAATGGGCTGGTTCGTGGCTGCGTACATGCAAAGGGACACGCCTGGAAGTGAGCACGTTCACACGTTCACACCTAAGCAAACGGACTTCGACGCGCTGGTTGCAGGCACACCCGCAACTCTTCAGATATATAGAGACGTTGGCAGCGCAATGCAGTATGCTGACATGGTCTGTGAGACGCTTGACATCAATATCACACAGGGCGAAATAATGAATGTTGCTGCTGGGTTTCTTGGTGGAGTAAGCACCAGGGTTGCCGCTGCAAGTCCTACGTTTCCAACTGACAAGCCGTTTAACTGGGCGCAGTCGTCTATCAGTATTGACGGAGCAGCTGTGACGGACCTAATGGACGCTAGTTTGACCATGACTAAGAACCTAGAAGCGGTTTACACGTTGCAGGATTCTAAAGTCCCTAAGAAAATCAAGCGGTCTGATTTTGAACGGATTGAATTGTCTGGGACCATGTTGTTTCAATCCCATAGTTATATGCAGGCCTTCGAAGGCGCAGCTGGTCACACTTTCACGGCTAACTTCGTTGGAGTAGACAGCCCTGACAACATAACTATCGATATTCCACAGCTGAAGTTTTTAACCTATGAGCCTACTATAAACGGTAAGGGGCTAGTAGAGGCGCCATTTACAGCGCTCGCAGAGTACGACACGGACAGCGCAACAGCTATCCAGATCGACATCACAAACGTGAGAACTATCTCATATTTTTAAACCACATCAAAAAGGCCAACATGAATTTTTGCTTAGATTATGAAGTGCTAGACCTAGAGGACGGGCTGACCGTCGAGGCTATGCCACTGGAGGTCCAGGACTACCAGGAGCTTTTAAGTTACATTTCCAAGAATCAAACAGTAGACGGCGCCAACGCTCAGCAGATAGGCCTGGCTAGAATGGCGGATAAGGAATTTGGTCGACTGTGCAAACAGATCATACCCAAGTATTGCCAGAATTTGAAAGGTCTGGAGATAACGGTTAAAAAAGATCCCAGGGAGGTTAGGCCTGGCAACGTTGACGATCTGGTTCAGTATGGTGTCTTTGCGACCAAGTGCATGGTTCTAACCACTAAATTAATCAGTATGTCAGTAGTAACAGACGAGGAAGAGAAGAACATAAAAAAGCAGTAGGCCAAGCGTTTGCGTGGAAGAATCCTAGATTATTAATCGGCGCTATGCGCTCAAGATCAATCGGATACTACACAAATTTATTTCTAGGCTGTCACAACCGAATCTATTCGGCGTCAATGGGCGGCGTCTCGGTGGCCTATGAACAGTGGGCTTGGCCAGACGGTCGCCCTTTTTTATGTCAGTCGTTTTTGTTAACATCGGTATTTAACAGCATACGGGCAAGCGCAGAAAACGAGATAAATAAAAAATATGGCAGGGATAAGACAAAGAATAAGCGGTGAGGGAAACATAAACAGTTTTCTGGGTACCATGAGCGGCAACATCATTGCAGCTAATCAAGCATGGGACTTGTTTGCTAAGGCTGCAAGAGCTGTAGTGGGACCACTGAACGAGATTGTTAAGGTAGGATCAGCGTTCCAAGCCCAAATGCAGGTTGTTAGGTCTATCAGCAAATTGACTGCAACTGAATTTAAAAAGCTCAGTCAAGCCGCCAGGGACATAGGGGCAACCACAGAATTCACAGCCACACAAGCCGCCAAGGCTATGGAGAACTTAACCAGGGCTGGTTTGACGGCAACCGAAACGCTTGCCGTAACTGGTGACGTTATGGCGCTGGCAGCTGCAACGGGTTCAGACCTGGCAACAAGCGCAGATGTGGTGGCTAAAACACTGGGTGTATTCGCAGACCAAGGACTAAAAGCTAAGGAAGCGGTGGACCTGATGGTTCAGACCGTGTCAGCCTCACCACAAAATTTTTCTAATTTATCGGAAGCGCTAAGAAGCTCTCAGGGGCTAGCGTCAAGTCTGGGCATAAACTTTGAAGAGTTGACTGTAATAATTGGGTCAATGGCTGAGGTAGGTTTCAGAGGGGAGCAGGCAGGCGTCGCCCTCAACGCTGCAATGGCCAAGTTGCTCAACCCTACGTCTGAGGGTATCAAGGTATTAACAGAGCTGGGTCTGACTGTTGAAGATGTCAACCCAAAAATGAATGACTTCAAGGACGTAATAGACACCTTAAACCAGTCTGGGATAGACGAGGCTCAGACTTTAGAGTTGTTAGGTCAGATTGCTGGTACAAAATTTGTCAAATTCATACAGCGCGGACGTGACGCGATTGACGAATTCGCAGAGGCGCAGGCCAACGCGAACACAGCCTCGGACGCTACCAACATCAAGCTGCAAGATTTAGAGAGTGACATGAACATGCTCAACTCTATTACAGAAGAGTTGAAGATAACGCTGTTCGACACGTTCGACACAGAACTAAGAGACTTGGTTCAGAATATCACAGTCGCAATTCGAGAGGCAACCGCCTCCGTATCAAAGATAAAAAAGCGCTGGACAGAATGGAACATTGACATAGCTATGTTCAATCGACGGATGCTAAAATTGACTAATTTGTTTGGTCAGAACGATAAAGCAATAAGCGACTTAAACATAGAAATAGGTGAAATGCAGGCGTCACTGGGTAAAGTCACCAGGGAGCTAGACAAGAAATCTTTAGACAACGCAGCGGAGCACACTGTGCCCAAGCTGGCTAAGTCATTCGGGCGCACAGCTGATGAGATAGACCGGACCAGGGAAGCAATGCGAGCCAACCAGCGAGCTGTCAAGGATCAACAGGCGGTGGTTAATGAACTGGTGGAAACTGACCAGCAGGCAACCACCAGGATTGAGGGCAACCGGGAGATATTAAAAAAGCAACAGGCTGATATAATCAAGCAGGACAAGGACAGGCTAACAGTAGCCAAGGCACTGGCCAAGGCTCACTTACAACTGGCAGCCAGCAACAAGAAACAAGCTAAGGCGGCTATCGCACTGTCAGACGCGCAACGGTTAGCTATGGCACAGGCACACGCGCAAGCCGTGACTACACTGGCGGCAAACAAAGCAATAGAGGTGCAAGGACTGGAGCACGTTCAAGGGCGTGGTGATCCAGCTGGTGAGTCAGTCAGGCGTAGAAATGAATTCTTGCAAGGTGTAGGTGCTAGCGCGGCTAGTCAGGTGGTTGGTGTGTCGGGTGCTATTCAAGGGGCGCAGGCAGGCGGCCCACTGGGCGCTATTGTTGGCGCATTGGCTGAAATAATA